TTCTCACTTCTTTCATCGATTATTGTGCGTGGAGAAACACTACGATCGATGGAATTAAGTGCTCGCCGGCCATGGCTTGGTCGAAGTTGGGCATTTATGGTGGGGACGATAGTCTCGCGGGTGCTGTCGATCCTGAAGCACTAAAGCGCAGCTCTGAGCTGATGGGCCAAGACTATGAAGTTATCGTCATTCCTCGGGGGGAGGTTGGCGTTGAATTTCTCAACCGCCAATTTGGACCTGAGATTTGGAATGGAGACATCAACTCCATGGCCAACCCATCCAGATTGCTTAGCAAGCTCTGGACTGGACCTGCAGTGCTCCACAATCCGCTGCAGCGATTCGCTGAACGAGCGTCTGGTTACTATAGGATGGATGGAAATTCACCTGTGATTGGACCCATCGTTACAGTGGCCCATGCGCTTCTCGGAGAGCGTACGGAAGGCGTGCTTATGCCATGGGATGGTAAGCTCGCGAAGGAGTCAAATTGGCCAAATGAAGACAATGGCTGGATGAACGACTGTTTTATGCGTTTCATTCCTGACTTCAACCACGACCGATTCAATACTTGGATTGAGTCAGTGTTCAAATCCGGAGATGCTTCTCAGCTACTCTGTGCCCCTTTGTGCACCCCACAAACCTCTGACTTGCCTCTCCCGAAGCAGTCATGCGTTGTCGGGGATGTCTTGCACATTATCCCACCTAAGGAGGATCTTAAGTTCTCATCCAGCAATGGCTCTGAGAAAGACTTGGTCCTTACCGGCAGTGAGGAGAAAGCTTTCGCCGAGGAAAGCACAACTGCCGCGTGTTCTACGAACGGCAGCCAAGAGCCAAAGTCCACACCATTCGAGGAATCGCTCCCAGCTTGGGTGTTAGAGGACATGGCTCCAGAGAAACAGCATGAGGCTGTAATGAGCGCCGCTAAAGCTGATGCCCTAGTACCATACGTTGGACTCAAGGGCAAGCGCGCTCAACGTCCCGGGGTCAGTACCCGTGTTGCCACTGAAGCGAAAGGTGGCAAGACTTTACCTATTAAAGCGAAAGGTGGAGTCAAGTCTAAGGACAACTCAAAGGGCAAGACTACTGACCCTAGGGAGTGGGTTGAACCTAAGAAGGGCAGCGATGAATCGAAAGCTGACTTCGACACCCG